TCGTTTTGCGATTTTAATTTTCCATTGTAAGTAACTTCCTTTAAAATAATCTATTTCATTATTTAATTCGGGTGATGTTAATGCATCTCCACCCGATGTGCTGGTATTAAGATAGGAGTCATAAGTTCCTTTTACTAACCATTCTGGATAGGAACTATCATGTCTTCTAATTAAAGTGTATATTTGTTGGCAATCAAAATTAATTCTAACAGGACCTGGGGTTTGTGTAAAAGTACTACCAAGAATTGGGTTATATGTTCCTTCACCTTCAGTTAAATTTTGTATTAATGGATCCCTATTAAAGTTGTATCCTTGATTTGTCTCTAAAATAACTTCCTCTAATGGAACATCTATAGTTAAAGATTGTCCCTCTCCTTTCACATGAGGTCCTGCAACTCCAGTTACTGAATCAGGCCTCCAAACTACTAATTCTATTTTTTCTATAGTTAAAGGAACCATCAAATCACCATACAAAGAACCATCTTCTTCAGCAAAAAACTCCATATACCCAAAATTAAAACCAACTTGGGTGTTCGTGGGGACACCCCCGCTGCCGTAATCATTTCCAACATAATTATAAGGACCAGAAGACATATAAGGAGGGAGATGTGTAGTATAAAAATTATAGTCAACTGTTAACTTATAATTATCTGTTAAGTTAAGATCTATGGTTGAATTTTCATCGATTTTAATAATACCATTATCTTGGTAAATCTCTAGATTAGGGGATCCTATAAATTCGGTATTATCTGGGATGAAATCATCCCCATCACTACCAATTCCCCCTCCTAAACTTGTTATAGGGTTAGATGGAGTACTTGCTTCCGTGGGGACATTATCTGTAGAAATAAATGCTATATTTTTATATGTTTCAGGATTTATATCTATATTTACTAAATAATCACCACCTGAACCTGTCATTTGGATAGTATTAGAATAACCATTACTAGAAGTTTGTGAATATAAGATAGGGCTTGGAAACACAGCTGTCCTATATACTGAAGATAATGCTTCTAAATCTTTTAATTCTCGGGCTTCATCAATATTTGCTACTGATGCTTTTGCAAAAGTGGGAAGATTATTTACATCATTTAATTTAAATGTATTTTTTAAATTATTTAAACCTTGGGTTGTGATTGAAGGGTCTAATACATCTGTATTTTCGTCAATTAAATATTTTACAAAATAAGCAGTTTTACCATTTAATACTGGGTATGGGTCGATTACTTTTTCAAAATATCCTATATATGAATTTTTAGATTCAACATTTGGAAAAGATCCTAAATTATCTCCATTAAAATAAAAAGGAGATAATGGTAAATCTTGATTGAAAGATGGGTCAACTTGTCTAAAATTATATGGAATAGATGAAGATATATTTACACCTTGTCTGTTAGTTTTAGAACCATAATATCTTGGAATTATACTTGAGTATTGGCTATAATTAGAATCTGGGACTTCTGATTTTGTTGCTCTATTATCTAATATTAAAGATAAATTTTGTGGTACAGATATTCCAAACCCAGTTGCAGATATTGAATAATCTACATCTTGAATAAATCTAGATTGTCTTGAAATAACAACATTGTTAATAGTAGGTTGGCAATCAAAATCTCTATCTAAACCTAAATTTTCATTAAACCCTAATATGGTTTCAGGAACATCTCCAGCAATAGTTTCTGAAGAAAGGGACATAGTATATTCAGTAATATATAATGAATCATCATGAATATTTGGAGCATCTGATACACCTACAGATATTTTTAATTGGTCACCTATTTGGATAGCATCTTTTTGGTAATCTACTAAAAGGGTCATCCTTTCGGGGAGAGAAACTGAAGTGGTATCTAATTCTTCTTGGGCTATTATTGCATTGTTATACCATAATTTTAATTGTACTTTTTCCCAAGTATTACCATTGTATTCTTGGTCTACTAAAATTGAAGAAGTTATCCCTATATCGTTTAAAGGGAGAGCATTAAAGGTATAAACACCACTATTATCATCTTCAGCATCTGCTTTATATATAACACGGGTTTCTACTACTTTCCAATTATAAACTAAATCTCCAGTTGGGTTATTCCAAGCATCAGTATATCTAGTTACTAAATATACTCTATAAGATTTATGCCATTTTACATCATACCACCAACTATTTTGGTTAAATTCTTTATCTAAATTAGTGTTACCTGTATAATTATGGATAACAAATAATTCATCATTTGGGTTTAAAACTATAACTTCCCCTTCAATTGTTGAATAACTTTGACCATTAGGGTTGTCTTCCTTTTTTACTAAACGAGTAGTTTTGCTTAATTGTTCTTGGGTTAAATTTAATGTTTTAAATTCAAGAAAATATTCACTCCCATCAACATATATAGTCCCATTAACATAATAATATTGTAAAATATTATCACCTTCAATAGTAGAATTGTTTAAAAAACTTAATAATATATTATTTGGTTGTTGTGTCATTTTTTAATTTAATTTAATTTTCTTCAAAATATATTAATTCAATTTTCCATCTAGCCCCAATCTCGGTAGACATCCCTTCTCGGTATGTTACTGATGGACTTGGGTTGGCGATGAATAGAGTTTGCTGAGATGTGGCGAATTTGGTTATACTTTTATGTGATATTAAGGTTTTGGTTCTTTCACCCGTTTTAACAAAAGGACCCGAAATCCCATATTGAAGAGTCATTATATCTGTTGTAGTAGACTGACCAATAACATTTGGAACACCAGGAAAATAATTACCAGATTTCTTACTTGGGGTTGATTCTAGAATAAAATATCTTAAGTCTGCAGCATTTAAACCATCTTGGTAATTTGGATCAGCTGATAAAACGGGTTGAACATATATACCATTTTGAGAAACTCTAAAATAATATTTACCCGTTCTAGCTAATTCTTCAGGACCACCACTTACACTAATATCAATAGTATCTGGGAATATCTGATAACCAAGATTTGGATCTGCTTCTCTATCGAAAGGTAGAAAGTCGGTTAATAATATATTAAATCCTAATTCCGTATCTATAGTATTTCCTTCTTGTGGTTTATACCCTTTCCCTACAAGAACATTAACATTAGTATCTTGAGGAACATTAGATGCAGCGTCAACATTACTATTAGTTATTAATTCATTATATGAGAAATTAGGTAAATCTACTTCTCCACCGTGAGAAACAACTTGACCTACAGGATAATCTCTACCATAATACCAAGTACCATAATTTGAGAATACTTCTTCTACACCTCCATAAATCGTGTTAGATCCGTAATAAATATCGGATAATTCCCCTTGTTTAACTTG